AGCAATATTGTTCAAATCATAGAATGCTTCAACGGGATTATCGGAAGATTGCCATGCGTCCTTGTGCTCAATACTCAGGTCATCAATCGATTCAATTTTATTACTACATCGGTAACACATATCTAGTTCTTGAGCCTGAATTAATTTGAAGAGAATCATCTTTCTAAGTTTTCCGGTAGCAGTACCAAATGGTTCTCCTAACAAATTGTCTTTATTCTTATGTGTATTCATCATAGACCTCCGTCATTGACGATTTGTGCTGGAGAAGGGATTCGAACCCTTATGCTTTCGCACCTATTTTTGAGATAGGCATGTCTGCCGAGTTGCATCACACCAGCAAGAGTGCTCCTAGAGCGAGTTGAACGCTCAAAGCCGAGTCCGTGGCCCGGTGGTTTCTCCAATTAGCCTACAGGAGCAAAGGCGGAAGCGATAGGACTCGAACCTACACAGCCTTTCGGGGGCTGAACCGTTTTCAGGACGGAGGCAGTACCAATTATGCTTACGCTTCCATAGAGCCAATGACAGGAGTCGAACCTGCTTCCTTCTGCTTACGGAGCAGACGCACGTCCTATCGTGCTACACTGGCATTTATTTATATCTATATCGCAAATGTTTTGAGTGCGCCTCTCTGCATATTTCACAACGACACCCGTACTTACTATATCTCCATTCTCCGTGTGGAGTGGTGGGTTTCATTCCAGTAGATTTCTTTGGCGCGCTTACGTTACATTTTAGGTGGCTAAACGCTATATTGTCTAAATCAAAAAATGCAACAATTGGGTTAGGAGATATTTGCCAAGATTTTTTATGTTCAATAGATAAGTCTGAAACTTTTTCTATCTTTGTTCCACATCGGAAACAAATATCCAAACTCAATTTCTGTACCATCTGAAACAAAATTGCTTTATGCAATTTGTTGTTGGCCGTTCCAAATGGTTCCCCAAGTAATTCATATTTTCTTCTATTACTGTTATCCATTTTTAGACCTCCGTCAATAATTGGATAAAACTAAGCTAGATCACGGTATCGATCCGTGGTTTGGAACTTACCAAGTTCCCGTTCTGCCATTGAACTAATCCAGCATAAGGCGGAAGGTACAGGATTTGAACCTGTGTGACCCGAAGGTCGAGGGTTTAGCGAACCCTTGCGATTAGCCGGACTCCGCCAACCTTCCATAGTGCTCCTGGGGAGAGTCGAACTCCCTTAGATAGTTTAAAAGACTATTGCCAGGCCGATAGGCGACAAGAGCGAGTCTCGATGATAGGAATCGAACCTACATGCCCGAAGGCGCTACGTCCTAGGCGTAGTGCGTCTGCCTGTTTCGCCACATCGAGATAGTGTCCTCCGAGGGCATCGAACCCTCACTCCCTAAGGAACTCCGTCTTAAGCGGAGCGCGTAAGCCAATTCCGCCAGGAGGACATAGGTTGCGAGTAGTGGAGTTGAACCACTTGAAGAAGTTTATGAGACTTCCGACTCAGCCGTTCGTCATACTCGCAGTGCCCAACCAGCGGCTCGAACGCTGATTACCTGTGTGTAGAACAGGTGTACTTACCGTTATACGAGTCGGGCAAAGGTGCTTCACCGGAGAATTGAACTCCGATCCTGTTTTTAGAGGAAACTCATCCTATCCGTTGAACGAGTGAAGCGTAGGTGCTTCCGGGGAGCCACGATCTCCCAATCTTCCGCTTAAGAGGCGGCTGCACTTGCCAATTGTGCTACGAAAGCATAAAAAAAGACACTTGGCAGAATCGGACTGCCCATAGTTGTTTTGCAGACAACCGCCAACCCAATTGACTTAAGTGTCACAAGGAGCGGATAATGGGAATCGAACCCATATCATCACTTTGGAGGAGTGAGGCGCTGCCAATACGCCATACCCGCTTAGTGGACCTCCAGGGAATCGAACCCTGTCCCTCGCATTGCAGGTGCGAAATGCTCCCGTTATCACCAGAAGCCCATAGAGCCGAAGGACAGAATCGAACTGCCTCATATCCACTTACAGGGTGGACGCACAGCCATTATGCTACATCGGCGTCTAAATTGTTAATGTTCTTGGGTGGCTGGCGGGGGTCGAACCCACACTCACAAGTTCACAGCTTGTTTTGCTACCACTACAACACAATCACCATAGAGGCTATATATTACTTGACAACACAAATGCCGTCAAGGTTAAATCGAAATCCCCCGTGGCCCTACGGGGGATTAGGTTGTGGCGGCTTACCGCCAGAAAGGAGGAGAGAAGCATGAACAAGAATGATTATATCACAAATTTAGCTTTTCGATTTGTTTTAGCAGCCTTCTTATTTTCTTGTATTCATCTTCGGATATAACTTTTTCTGCTTTGTCGTTTACGAAGAAATGAATTCCTATTTCCGATATGATGCACCATACAAACATTCCCCCTAAGGCTAAATACGTGTCCAGGGTTCTAAAATCCAGGGAATGAAAAATCAACAGCCATATTGTTACGTCAACGGCCCCGGATATTGATCTCCAGATAATTTTCTTGGGGGCAACCACCGGGCGGCCTCCCGAAATTAGTATTCATGTGATAATTCTACTATAAAATCCCAATTCTATGTATCCCTAGTCGCTCTACGCTTGACGCGCGACAATCTTTGGGCAATTGACATTCTTTTCTTGATTTCCTCCGATAAAATTTTACCTCGTTGGGCATCCCCAATTCTTTTTTTGGTTTCATTGGAAAGTTTTCTGCCAGTATTTTTGATTGATATTTTTCTTTTAGTTTCTTCTGAAACTCTTTTTCCCTTCATAGCCAATGATCTTTTTAGTAATATTTCTTTAGAAACCATCCTTCCTTTTTCCGTCAAGGATATTTTTCTTTTGGTTTCTTCGGGCATAGGATGTCTCATACGGTTTCTAACTTCTTCTGAATATTTTATACCATAATTGCTATCAACGCATTCTTTCCTGATATTATAACTTGGTATAAACATATCTACACACTTTTGTTCATAGTACGTCAATTCACTTTTATCGCAAATAATAATAGGAATAAACATAAAACTATCTCCCCCGTACTTGTTCCACGCGTTTTGTAGATGTGGGTTAGCGTGGTGATTATTTCTTAATTTTGTCCAATGGGCAATTTTTCTTTTATGCAGGTTGAATGTTTGTCCAATATAAAACTTTCCCGTAGTTTTATTGACAAGTTTATAAACCCCGCTTTTCTTTGGTATAATCCTATTCATCGAAGCCTCCTTGTGGCTTTGGTCATTTGCCCGGACACCCAATGTCGCGGGCAATCAATATTATACTATAAATTCATACTTGCAGGTGGATATTCAAAGCATTATACTTATTCCAAATGGCTACTAAACAAAAAACTAGACCCAATACCAAACAACTCAACCCAACCGATCTTCTGGTGCAGACAGTATTGCCCAACCAGCGCAGTTCCCCTGGTGGCCCCCTGCTTAATTTTTTGTTTCGCAGCGTGCCTTCGTGGATGTCGCCAAATTGGCAGTCTGCCGCACTTTGGAGGGGATTTGTAGCTTCTGTTCCAGTGGCTACGGTGTGCCAAAACACAGCAATAAATCAACTTACCGCTCTAGACTGGAAAATTGTGGCAAGGGATTCAAACAAGACAGACGAGCTAAAAAGCAAGATAAAATATAATACGCGTCTCCTTGAAAATGATGATGTATACGATAATTTGGATTTTACGGGTAGGTTGGAATGGCTTGGAAAAGATTTGCTTACGCTCCCCTTTGGTATGGCGGCAGAGGTTGGCAGAGAGAACGATGATCCTAATGGAAAGATAATATGGCTTCGTTGTTTGGACGGCGGAACGCTATTGCCCTCTTTGAACGCAGACTTTCCGGTAATTCAGCGCGTTCCCAATATGCCAATTGAGCCAATCGCATTTCCTTCTTACTCTATAGTTAGACAGTATATGAGTCCTCGCCCCGATATTTGGTTCGAGGGATGGGGCATGGCTCCCCCTGAACAGATTTACTTAGCTTTGGAATTGATGAAACGCGGCGATAAGTATTATGCCGAACTTCTAACCAACACTCCCCAAGTTGGAATTTTAGACTTAGGGGATACCGAAAAGGATACCGCTTTGGAATGGATGAAAGAAGCACAGGATTTATTCGCCGGTACTGACCCGATGAAAATTCCTGTTCTTTATGAACACACCACCAAGGCTGAGTGGATTCCGTTCAATATGAATCCAAATGAATTGATGTTTGATCGTGTTACCGCCAGATATGTTGAAATAATTTGTGCTGGATATGGAATGAGTCCTTCTGATATTGGTATGGGTGGTAGTTCTAACGGCGGGGAAACTCTTTCCGGCACGATCAGGGCCGAGAGAAATACCAAGAAGAACATCAATTCTGTCCTAAAAAAGAAGTTCAAGTCCTTCTTCGACAAGATTTTACCTGAAGAGCTTGAATTTACGTGGATTGACTTTGATGACGACCAGAACGTAGCGCGCGGTAGGGCTAGATTAGCCAATGCACAGGCAGATGAGATATTCACTAGAAATAAGGTCTTTGCCCCGCAGGAATTACGCGCACAGGGTCTTGTAGACGGTCTGGTTACTGTTTCTGTTCCCGAAACGCTGGATGAAAGCAAAGTAGACTGGCCCGCTTCTGGAAACACTACTTCACCTGGTCTTTTGGGCGAGAAAGTATCGGCAGAAAATGGCGGAAGGGGCGAAGTTAGTTCTGTTATGGCCTCTCAGGCGATTATTGACCTGAAGAAACAGGTAGATAAAACCGTCAAACAGGCTTATTATCCCATTCATGATTTTATAACTACCATTAAAAACATGAAGCCGGAAGAAGTAGAGGCGTGGAAGAAACACATCGCAGACGCGCTTTGGTGGCGCGATCCGGAAGCTCGTATGATTGAGGACGTTGAGCAGCGTCGTAGGACTATTCAGGGTTCTCTAAAGAATAACGGACTTGGAGAAATACGATTCAACTCGGAAGATTCGGCAGGTGTCTTGGATGCTCTCAGGGAAAAAGCCTATCTTGTATATCAGGATGCAGACTTTGTGACCCTTGAAGAACAAATCCGTACCATTGATATTCAAAAGTATATGTCACAAGCCTCTACAGAAGCCACAGACATAGCGCAGTCTATCATGGCAACCACTATTATGTCAGATATGATAGACGAACTCACTATTGACCCTACGGTTGAAAAAAGTGATAATAAAGTACAGATTGTGAAAAAAGTCTCGCAAAAGTTCATGGAGGCTTATCCACAACTAATGACCGCAGCCGAAACAGCCGGTCAACAAATCTTAGAGAAGATACTTGATAAGGAGATTGAAAATGTCAAAGATTCATAACATGGTTCGTACTCTTGGCGCTCCCGGTTCTGATCCAGAAGTCGTATTGCCGGAAGGTTGGGAAGTTGGACACGTGGTTTATCTAGGCCCAACCAATGACCAGGAGAGGGCGGCAGGGTTCTTCAAGGTCTTGTACGTGCTTGTTCCAGAAAAGCTCAAGCCCGGACGCCCGCCTAAGAATGAGTGATGTACAACTCGTCTTACTGATGCTGATTGGTAAAGTCTGCATCTATACAATCCAGAAGTTCGTAAGCACGAATAAACTGGTAGAGAAGATAAAAATCATCTGGCTCTACCAGTTTTTTAGTTCTTTGATAAGTTGTAATTTGTGCTTGGGAACGTGGATTTACTTCTTTCTTGCCTTGGTTTTTCGGATTGCTTTGTTCAAATCGGTTTTGTACTTCCCGGTAGTAAGTGAACTAGCAACCGGAGCAACAATAAGTCTGGTAGTCCACCTATTTTCAATAGGTTGGAATGAATGGTTCGGAACATTAGTAATTGGAGATAAGTAATGCCTTTTAGTAGCCTTCCAGAAGGCTCGCCCGGCCTAAAACTTTGGGAAAAAATCCATGATGCCTCCAAGAAAGCAGGAGACACGGATGAGGTTGCTGCCAAAAAAGCTTGGGCTGGACTGAAAAGTGCAGGCTTTGAGAAACAGGGAGATAAGTGGGTGAAGAAAAGCGCGCTTGTTGAGTTCTCCATGGCGATTACCCCCGGCGCTTCTATGCGTTGGAAGATGACAGCCAGTGATACTAAGAAGGATTTGTATGATGAGAGAATGACTCTGCCTCTCTATAAGTCCTTTATCGAGAATATTAACAGCAAAAAGTCTGTCCCGGAAGCCTTCAAAGGGCTGGTTGAGTCGGATTATTGGAAGGGCGGGATGCCCTATGTCTCCATTTCTCACTATCCAGACCTGAACGGAGAGGCCGTTCCTGGTATTCCAGAGGCAATTTACACCGATGGAGACACATTAAAGGCTAAAGGCAAGTTTTTCAACACAAAATTAGGTCAAAATTGCTATAGAGCGATAGCAGATGACCTTAGTACGCCAGAAAATAAGAAAATTAGTGTTTCTATCGCATTTTTGGACCTCGCCCACCAACACGGAAATGGGCCGGTCTTTCATCGCAATTCTTTAGCGGACACTTGTTCGCAATGTGAAGAAGGAATTGGCGATAAAAAATATTTGGATGGATATTTGGTTCATCTTGCCCTAACAAGAGTGCCGGTCAATCAACGGGCAACAGTGGAGGTAGATAAATCTATGGCTAAAATCACTAGAAAGCAGGATGCCGCCTCGATCATCGACCCGGAATTGGCTGAAGAGTTGGAGAAAAAGGCTATGCTTGTCGGGAAATCGGATGCCCTGGTAGAATTTTCTGATACAGAAGATGTACTAGACGTATCGGAATCTCCTGAACAGCCCGAAGGGTTCATTGAGGCTACCGAAGTTCAGGATTATCCCGATGTTTCTATTGAAGAGAGGGCTGACCTTGAAAAAGGACGCGCCGCACAGAAAGCACGCGCAGCTAAATACGGGATTGCTATTCTTGCACAGGGGCATGTTACCAAGCCTGGTAAATGGTCAAGCGTTCCCGATAGTAAATGGGGCGATCCGGTAAATTATCGCTATCCCATGCCCGATAAAGCCCATGCCGCCAATGCCGCCTCCCGTTTTGGGCAGGAAAAAGGTTTTTATCGTGGCAAAGGTGTAGTAGGAAAACGTATTGAACGCGGAGAGAAATCCGCAGGCGTAGAAGCCAAACAGAAAGGTGATGAAATGGAAAACAAATCAACCGTATTGGATGTTGCTCCGCAGGTTCGTGATGACGACCCCTCCCATACTCAGAATTTTCCTCCACTGGAATTAAATCCTAAGTTGTGGCAGCGTGGGTCAGCCCAAGAGACTTTGGATGCCATGTTCGCTCAGCTGAACGGGCTTTTGGATACCATCTACAATCGTCCAGAGATGGAAGGCACCGCCAAGATGGAAGCAGCGCACAAAGTCACCGATCAACTGAAATCCTTTGTCGCGGTTAGGTCGCAATCCCTTGCAGACCCGATTGCCTCATTGGTGAACGCAGTTCTGTCGGCCAAGTCGATGACCGGGACAGATGAAGAGAAACTAACCTCTATCCAGCCCGCCCTTGACGCTCTTGGTGGAGTCATCAAAGCCGAAGTAGCTCCCGTCAAGCCTCTTGACCCCAATGAAGCGATTGCCCAGCTTTCGCAGAAATTGGATGCTGCTTTAGCCAAGATTGACCAGTATTCAAACGATATGGCAATTATGAGAGCACAGACTACACAAACTCAGCGTTCTGTAGTCGCTCCCGTTGTCAGCGTCCCGAAGCCTCGCTCTCTGACCCCATTACAGGTAAAAGAATTGGTGCAGAAGTCACAGGCTCAACCTCAGGTTAAGAAATCTAACCTGACCGAACAAATTTTCAAAAAGGCAGGACTTGATCCAGCCTTAGCGAAACCCATGTAATTCGCTGGTAAAGCGAGCGTCGGACGGTTAAACTTCGGTGTCGTCCGGTCAAGCGAGCGTCGGCATAAACCTATTCTATTAAGGAGATTTTGCCATGCCTGACATTGGCTTAGATGTTGAAACCGGTCAACCTACTCAGGTTGCCGAAGCAGTTGTACAGCGCGCTACCGATCCGCTGGCGGTAAATGTTGTTACACCGCCCGATTTCGCCGCGCAGTTCCCTACCCCCCTCGATCATACCGAAATTCTGGATATGTGCGAGGATATTAGCCTGTTCCAGAACATCCCGGAAATCCGCACTTCCCTCAAGGAAGAGCATTGGCGTGAAATGACCTCGCTTGCCTTCGCAAGTGGCTCAAACTATATCGCCTTTGCAGATGGAGCCTGCCCGGAAGAGTATGCCCATGATGGTTCCAATACGACTGTCGCGCTAAAGAACATCGGCGCAAAAAAGAGCTTGACCATCTCCGATATTCTGCACTCCATGGCCTCCATTGCGGCTGGCTGGGGTATCCAGAGCTTGATGGGTGGATACGCTGCTGGCGAAGGACTTCCCGGCGCTTCCGATGCCACTACTTTCACCCGCGCTGAAATCGCCTCCCTGAAAGTCAAGGAAATTCGCCTGAGCATGGCTTTGGTTATGAATGCTTGGGACAGACTTCTGGCCCAGGGCAATGCCACCTCGCGTGTACTGGAATTCGATGGTATCCAGAACCTCGTAACCCTCGCCAACGGTGCCCATACCAACAGCGGTTCGTCCGTTTCTGGTATGACCGTTTCGGGTTCCTTCTCTGCCATCGGCTTTGATCGTTTCATGTCGGAAAC